ACTATATTAAATCTCATTGATTAAACGGCTAATAAGCTAAATATTTAGTTATTAAAACTAATAACTGGCAAAAATAATAATTTGGGTAATGTCCACTTTTCGCTTGTATAGCTTTAATAAGACTTTACATATTTCCCAGTTAGTTTTTAGGAGTTTTTAGGAGTTTTTAGGAGTTTTTAGGAGTTTTTAGGAGTTTTTAGGAGTTTTTAGGAATTATAAATTAACATCATAAAATAAAAACTAAATATTATTTTATGATAGTAAAAACGAAATACAGCAAACATTTTTTATAACTACATACCATTTTAAAAGGAAATCTATAGACTGTTACTGAATTATGGTAATAATATCTGAGATATCTCAGATATTGACATGTCGTTATAGAAAAAGTTCACTGTATTAAACCCTAACTGATAAATTTGTAAAGGCCTAAGATGTAACGTTATATCAAGCTTTATATTTACTATTTATCGTGTAAAAATAGTCCGTACTATTTGTATAGACTATTTTTATTTGGACATAAATATTAATTAAGATTTAGAGTAGATAGTAATCTACCACAATAATCTTCCTGTCCTGTATGCCATAGGTTAACTGTAATATCAGCATATAGTTTACCACCTAACTCACGCCATCTGTGGCAAAACAGCCAATCCTCTGAAAAGTAGTGGTCGTTTACAATAGCACAGTCAAACAAGGCATACGCATATTTATTCTCATCACCCTCTAAAAAGCCACAGTCATCCGTATATTTTGTGGCTGGAAATCCTGCCATCATTTTTTCTATACAACTACGCTTAATTAACATAAAACCAGTGGCTAATGTGTACACTTCCATACAATTATTCTCAATAGCCAGTGAACCAGTACCATTATTTAAATGGTTGAAATTATAGTTTAATAAATTGTGATATAAAAATTGTTCCTCTGACAAACCCTGGTTATATGGTTTGTCCTTGAGTGCTAATAAACGTTTAAGATTTTCACCCTTTAAACGATCCCAGAAATATTTCTTGAGAGGATAGATACCACCACACAACTCCTTATCATGTAGAATTAATTTCATAATATCTTGTGGCTGCCAGGTTATGTCACTATCAATAAATAGAATGTGACTAACCTCCTGATCATACATTGCCTTCGCCATAAGATTATTTCTACCACGTGTTATTAAACTCTCATTTCTAATAAATCTAAGTTTTACTTGAACACCATAACTAGCAAAAACACCAATAGTATCTATTATTTGATTAATAAAATTAACATGACACAAACCACCATAACACGGTGTTAACACATTGATTTTTACTCTATTTTTAGAAACATACTTAGTAAATTCATCGTGAATATTTCTGACAGTAGTGCTACTCTGTTGAGGCTGAGGAGGTGCTGGAGTTGATGCCGATAATTTAGCCTTTAATTGTTCTAAATATTCACGTATAGCACGGTCATCATCTCCTTCATCACTAGAAGGTGCTGGTGTCTGGGTAACTACTGGAGGAGGTGCTGGTGCTGGTGCTGGTGTTGGTGCTGGTGCTGGTGTTGGTGCTGCTAATTTTGCTTTGAGTTTATCAAGATAATCACGGATAGCCTTATCTTCATCATCTTCAGCAACTGGTGCTGTGTGTGGTTCCTCTTTTCTAGGTGGTGATTGTGTGGTGACTACGTCATCATTGTTATTATTCTTAGATTTCGTGTCTTTATTACTTTTATTAGCCTGCTTCTTTTTACCCATTATATAGTAATTAACTATATTTTAATTTTATATATTTTTACGTAGTTTATTAAATAAAAATAATTAAAATAAAAATAATGATTTAGAATATATTATTAATGGTAACTGTTAATGACTTATTATATTTGTTAGTATTTATATCATCTATTTTATATATTACTAAAATAAATAGACCATTATATTATTATATTTTTAGTAGCATATTATTGGTAGTATTTGTATTGAGTAAACATATTAAAATATCATTTTGCTTAGCTGGTATATTAACTGCTACTATTTATGTTTTTTTGGATAAGCAAATACCACTAAGATTAAAAAAGAGTAACATAAAAGAAATATTAAATAATCACGAACATTTTAAATCTGGATCACGTATAAAGTCAAAAGCATCCACGTCCAAAGATAGCAAAAAAGAAGAAAAAATAGAAAAAGAAGAATTTGTGGATGATAATAGTAGTGTTAGTTCGGTGGATTCCACAAAAGAAGACTTTGAACCACCTAATAATACACTTGATACAAAACAAAGTTACATGAATGTTATAGAAAAATTATCACCCATGGATACACAAAATTTAAATGAGACTACAAAAGAATTAATATCAACACAGAAACAACTAATGGAAACACTCCAATCTATGGGTCCAGCTCTTAAGGAGGGAAAAACTATATTAGATACATTTAAAAACTATTTTAATGATAGCAATCTAACAGATACTTTAAAAATATAATATGTAAAACGTTATATACTATATCGTTTAGATGCTAGAGTTTCTTAATCATATTTTAAAAATATATAGAAGTGAATTATTGGATAGTATAGCAGACTTATCTAATGGACAAAAGGTAAAGGTTGTCCAAATAGACTTAGACAATTACACGTTCTACATAGATATTCATAATAATGTCTATACATATGAAAATAAAACCGTAAAAAAAGTGGGATATTTAAAAGATAGTGTTATCTACATTTTATAAAAACAAAACTAAAGACACTATCCTATACAAATTGTAAAAAAATTGAAAAACATATATAAAAAAATATCACGTTACACAATATAACATGAATCTAAAGTTTTGCAAAAACTGTTCCAATATGCTTTATATTGATAAAACTGGTGAGAATAATAGTCTAGTCTATAAATGTAAGGGATGTGATTATAAGGAAGTTGACTATAATAAGTGTGGATGTATATATACAAATCAACACAATAATGTATTTTTGACACATAATATTACCAATAATCCATATATTAAATATGATAATACATTACCACGTATTAATACTATGAGATGTATTAATGATGAGTGTGTTTCTAATATGGATTATACTAATGTGTTATATCTAACAGAGCTTAATATACATAGTTTTAATTGGCGTGATAGGTTAACTAAGGATATGTCGTCTTTTGCCATTAGTATTGTAGATGTAGATGATGTTTCATGTTTAATAGTGATAAAGGACTTGTCCCAACGTTCAGCTATAGAAAGTAAGATTAGAGAATGGCATCCATATTTTAAGTTTATGGAAAAACTAACTTCACTTGTTATATTTATTAAATATGATCCTGAAAATCTAAAATATGTTTATATTTGTAACTACTGTAATAGTTCTTGGAAAAACACATAAATAATATTTTTCAAAAAAAATTGATTTTTATTTTTGAAAAATATTGTTGTAGACTTATATAATGAGTGATAAAGAATCCGATTCTATAATTGATGATGACGACTTAGATAATGATATTGAGGATGATGATGACCAAGTAGTGAACTTTGATATAGAGGAAGAAGATGATAAAGAGTTGGAGGATGATGTTATAGAGGATTTGGATGAGGAAGAAGACGAGAATATTATTAATGTTAGCGAGAATAACAAATTTGAAATAGTTAGTAAGGATAAGACATATGAGCGTTTGGATAGTAGACGTAAAGAAACACTACCTATTATGTCACGATATGAATATACTAAACTAATTGGTTTAAGAGCTACACAACTAGCTGAAGGAATGTCACCATGTGTTTCATTTGATCCTAATATAAGGGATACTAAATTTATAGCTATTCAAGAACTTTTACAGAAAAAAATGCCTCTTATTATTAGAAGATATCTACCTAATGGCACATACGAAGATTGGCGACCAGAGGAACTTATGGTTAATATTTAATAAATTTGTTAAATATTTTTTTGTTAGTATAGCCATATATATAGACAACCACTTTGTACACTAAATAGTCTATCTATTATAAACTAAAAATAAAATTCATACATAGGACTATTATAGGATGGTGAAAATTTAGATAGTTCAAAATCAGATGGACCACCAATCTTTTTATCTAAATAAACCTCCGTGAAGTTGCGGATATCCGAATCAATACTAAGACCATCATCCTTTAACTTTTTATATATTTTTCTTTTAATATTTCCAATCATTTTATTAAGTGTCTTAACATTATTACTCATCTCAACAAACTCACTAGACTTCTCAATAGTATTCATGTGGTTCATAATAATTTTAGCACATTCAGTTTTATGCTTTTTATCTACAGCATAAAACTGTTTTTTACACATATTAGCATGTTTTTTTAGAGACACAAAATCCTTTTTAAATTCTTTAGAATTATCATCTAAATATTCAGAATAATCATCATATTCCTTATCTAATTTATAGTTAAAATCACTAAATAACATTGGTCCCGCAATATCTAATACATTATCACTATCATTTGTAGATGATTTGTTTGTAATGCCATCAGTATCTCTACAATATGGACATTCATTTGATTGTCTTAAGCTCTTTATTATACAATCTGTATGAAATGTATGTTGACATGGTAATGTATATTTTGGCTGTATATCTAAATTATCATAACATATAGAACACTTATCATCCATAATATAATATTAAAACATAAATATATTTTTAAATATTTTTTAATACTATTTAGAATATCATTATGTAGCATATTTGATACTTCCATAACCACCCACTACCTGTAACGAATTATAATTTATCCCTTCCACGTATAAATCATAATTCCACATATTACTCATAGCAGACGACAGTGTTTCTATTCTAAATACTATCATACTTGGACTAGTAAATGTTATTTCTCTAGCAAAATCCATGTTTGAAGCATTATATAAAATAAATTTTGTGTTTATTTCGGACAAGTTTATTATATTTAATACTACATCTGGTACAACACTATTCAATGTATACAATTTTGTATAAGTTATACAACCATTATAATACTTTACATCATCATCTAATGTTACTAACACATATAGTTTGTGATTAACTATATCAATTGAGTGTATATTTATATTAGTTATACTTAAACCATTTCTTGGTTTATTTTCTAATATACTTTTTATTATACTAGACACTTGTAAACCATCAATATCACTATATTTTACCATATTTGGGAACAATTGTACAATATTATTATAGTCTGTACTATTAATATTATTCACACTATAATTTTGAGTGCTATCAGTTGTATTAACTAAAACATAGTCTACCTTATACTTATATTTTATTTCCACATTTACATAGGTAAATTCTATAACACCATCAACTATCATACTTGTACTTATTACATTCCAAAAATCATCACATATTTTTATGCTTCCACCTGTTAAACTAAATTGGTTATTAAGTATTGTCTTGTTAGCAGAATATGCTAAGTCAAATCCAGTAATATACATATTATTATTATTTACTTTACCATATAGATTACCACCAGTATATGATGTAATTTGTAAATTATTAGTAAATACATTATCTGTCACATTATTTACACTATTAGTAAAATATACATTTCTAAAATAGATGTTAATATCCATATTATTAGTAATAATATTTGCATAAATAATTGTAAATATTCTATTAATAGGCGGTTGTAGCATATTGACCATAAGTTGCATTTTTTTTAGAGCTGTAAAATTACATGCGCCAGTTGGTTGAAATATATCAGCCTCCAAACCAAAATTATAATTATAAATATAGACATCCTCGTCAAATGAATAGTTATTACTACCTACATGATGTTGATATACTTGTACACCACGAAAATATTTATTATCTAATAACAATGTTCTATCATCATCATTAAAACGTAATAGGGCTGTCTGTAGAATATCAGATTTATAGTTAGACCAATTATTAATTGCCTGTAGTCTAATATCATTTATTGATAGGGCATCAATGTATGTATAACTATCAATATCACCTTGGAAATAGTTCTCATATGGCATATCTATATTACTAAAATTTGACCATAAATTTGTAGTATTTACTGTACTTTTTTGTAGATAAAAATATAGTTCTTTTATTAAATTAAGGAATTTAATGTCAGCAGTATACTTCGATGGTAAATTTCTAGCCACATAAAACTGATTTTGTGTTATTAGGTATTCATTTGTGGACAACGCAAATTTACGTCTTATATCATTGTCCAAATATATATATGTAGCATCTATATATATTTCAAACGCTGTTTTAAAATTGGTTTTTTCTATAAACTTAAATATTGTATCAAAATTAGTTGGTCTTACTCGTTTTCCATACGTTTTAGAAAGCTGGTTCTGATCTATTATAGTAAACCAGTCATTCACATTTTTAAGTTCTATTTGAATAGATATTTCACATGATTGTAGTGATATTAATGGTAAGTACAAACCACTCATAGATGTAAAAAAAAAAGTAAGTGGTATATATAGTAAATCACCATTAATAGAAGGTGGGGTGGATCCAAGTTTTCCATTTTTATAGGTATTAGTATTAAAATTGGTGGGATTATATAATTTAGGAGAGTGTCCTATCATGTCATTATATGTTAGATTTTTAGAATAGTTACATTTTAGACGATGATAGATATGAAGACTATGCCCATGAATTTCTTGGATTTTTTGGCTATCAAAATAGAGTGTTGCGCGTTCCACAATTTGAGAACCAAGGTTTTTAATCCACTGAAATTTATATTTATCATCACTCCATATATTGGGTAGACTAACTACCAAAAAAATAGGTCCAAGTAAGTCAGCATGTCGTTTTATATTAAAAGTGAATGTTGTGGGGTTTTTATCAGTCAAACAATTTGTTCCATCATAATCTATTCTTATATTTTCCATGGCAAAATTAGAATGTTGTCTATAAACACTCCTAAAAAAATTAACCTGTGGGTTACCATTCATATAGATATTTTCGGTGCCATACGCAGATAATTGTAATAATGCCCCTATCATATAATATACAATTATTTCTATTTTTAAATAATTTATTAATATATAATATGCCCATTGAAAGTGGTACTGTTATACGTGATGTGTCTATTAATTTACGTGACTTGAATATACTGTATATTAATTTGGATCGTAGACCAGAACGTAGACAAAACATTGAACATGAATTATCTAGACTGGGTTTATGTGGAACTCGTATACGTGCTGTGGATGGTAGTACTATGAGTGATGAACAAGTAGACTATTGGATGCAGAAGACAAACTTTAATACTATGAGTCGTAATCCTGATAAAGTTATGGGAAAAGTTGGATGTATGCTTAGTCACCTAAAAGCATTAAAGTATGCCATAGATAATAATTTTGATAATGTTCTAATACTAGAAGATGATGCTAAATTTATCATCAAAGATTCTGATTTAGTAATAAAGATACCAAAAGATGCTGATATGTTTTATTTGGGTGGTCTATATTGGTGGAAGACTTCTGAGTTTCCTATGACATCTGATGAAATTAATGATTTAGTTGACCATTTTCATAAAAATGGTGGAGAACCACCCGATTTAACATTTGAAAATATTCGGGATGACAACTACTATTATGACAAAATACAAATATTACCCAATTATTTTAGAATAGCATGCACTTTTGGCTATGTAATTAATACACATGGAACAATCAGACATATATATAATACTATACTTAATTCAAAAAAGAAAGCAATAGATATGATGTATGTAACCTATGTACAACGTGATCTAAATACTTTTATTGTCAACCCTTCATTATTAGTTCAATCTGATAGTTTTGCTAGTGATGTAACTGATATAGGTAAGACAACACCTAGTAATCCATTTAATAATTCATATTTTTATGATAGAAACATCTATACTATTCCACGTGCTATAGAGTTTTATAAATATAATTATCGTGATCTACTAAAAAGTTTACGGCATATTTATAGAAAGAACAAAATAATTGTAAATCCACGCAAACTATTTAAACATCTAAGGCTATTGTATAAAGATAATATATATGATCCAGCTAACAAATAATTATTTTATTAAATATTTAGATAATAAAATAATTCTATATAAAGATAGTGATATTATACTTGCCAAAAAATATCATATACCATTTAGATATAATACTAGTTACTTACAAATATTGAATAATAAAATAGTAGAAGTTTTCACCGGAGTATCCACTACTTTACTTCGCAATTTAGATTTTTCTCTAAAACTATTGACTACTGAAAATATAAATAAAGCTGTCTATATTTTCATTTATAATGGTCATTACTTATCATACTACTTTATAAATAATATAGTGTTTATAAATGATTTACATAGTAATAGTCTGATATTAAAACTAGACTTAACACATGATATAAAGACTATTTCAACAGCGCTAGTGTATTATACTTATATATATATATTAGTTACATATATAAATAATGAGGCTATAATACTTAAGTTTCACCGAAACGACTGCTATATATCTGATGTATTTATTTCTATGGAGAACCAAACATTGTGTATATTGTATGATAGTATTCTACATATTTATAATAATCATGAATATATTAGTATGGAAAATATTAAATATAAACATATTAGTAGTGATTTTGATTTATTGAATTTAGATTTTTTTATAAAGGGGAAAACACCACTTTTTGATTTCCAGAAATTTATAAAAATATTAAATACTTTACCTGATCCAGTAGTGATAGTAGATAAGAATGTTAATACTAAAGCATTTATACCAATTAATATAGTAGAACCAACTGAAGGTAATAGTCTATATTGTATTGGTAATACATATAGGACGTTTTTAGACTTTATACTAAATATTGATCATGTGAATACCGAATATGACTTTATATATTTTATGGATAGTGATCCTGCTAATTTACAAATTAATTATGGTAGATATATTGGTGTAGGTAATTTATCTAAATACATTGTCACTTTTTCACAAATTGTGGATATGTTATATATTGCTAAAAATTATAGTTCTAATCCGGGAAATATAACAAATTTAAATTCAGAATATTTTTTTGTAGAACATGTTAATAATCTTTCTGATAACACACTCTATACTAGAGTATTCTATATAGATGAGCTATTAGATGAGATTACGGACTATCCAAAACATTTGGTAAAAAGTGAGGTGTCTAGATCAGTTATAGACCGAATAGATGATATTAAGGCGATTTTTACAAAGATAAATATTGAAATAAATGTTCTAAGATTTACATTATTTCCTATTTTTAAAATAAGTAGGGAACGTATTTTATTACTTATTAATAGTTGGAACAATAAATATAATATTACTGGTTCAACAATAAAGCCTTATTTTTCACAGATAACTGAATATATAGATAAATATGGTCTAAATGACTTTATATTTTTATTTTGGTATAATATATTTCACAATAATATATATGCTTAATGACCAATGAAAAATTAATATTAGTATTTGCGTTGGTATCATTTATCATGTTAATTTTCACTATTTTGGCACAAGTAATGAATATATGTTGTGGCTGTTAATTTATAGCTAAAAAAATATACGTTTAAAATTTAATTATTTAAATACTCTAGTTCATATATAATGAGTAACACCACTAGTATTGCTGATTTACAACAGCTAGATAATAATCCGCCAATGGATGGAAATGGTATGGCTATAGTTGATCAAGTTATACAAAATCTGGATAATGACGAACACTCTCCTAATAATGAAGCACTAATGCAGCAACAGCTTCAACAACAGCAATATCAACAACAAATGCTAGCCCAACAACAACAACAGCTATTACAACAGCAACAACAACAACAGCAGCTATTACAACAACAGCAACAATTTGCTCAACCACATCCACAATATGAACAGCAGTCGCAATTATTACCTATGAGTTCTGGTGAAAAATCATTTTCACAGCGTTTACTTGGTGAGTTAAAAGATGTGTTTCTGGTAGTTTTAGTGTTTGTTCTATTAAATTTTGAACATACTACTGCCTTTTTAAATAAAGCTATTGGTAGAGTTAGTCCAAATCCATATGTATTATTGTTGGCTAAAAGTTTGGTAGCTGGTGGATTATTTTTTGTAGTTAAAAAATTGGCCCTAAATTAGTAAACTATCCGATTTCACTACATTTTCTTTTTTACCACATTTTGTAGCAATAGCACTAAATTTATAACAGTCATTTTCAAACTGATATACATTTTGTTCTATCTCTTTTGGATTAGGCGATCTAACTATATAACAGTTTTTACCACTACATGACTTATTAAACATCATAGCCAAACCTAATCCTAATATTATAGAAATAATAATTTGACCAGTTCGCGTATCTAACACTTTATCAAATATCATTGTTATATACTATTTCATAATAATAAAAAACTAATATATTTTAAATAGATCAGTTTTGTATTTTATTTCTAAAACCACATTACCACACCACTATAACTATTCATAATATGCTCGAGAACCATTGATTAAATATATCATCCATATTATAATTGCAATTATAGCATACATATGAATAGGATTCTTCAAATCTATTTTACTTATTAGAGCATTCAACATTATATATTAAAATACAGAAAATAATTTAATATTTGCTTAAGATACGCATGAAAATATTAGGATCAATATAACTATCAATATAACTTAAAACTTCCCTCTCACTATAGTTTTTATTACATAATATTATTGGCATCTTTTTACGCACCACCTCTAAATCAACTATCTTATTAAGTATCACATCTATATTATTACTACGCAAATATCGCATAAAATTATTAACATCATTTATCAGATACAACACTTCCGTTACCTCCAATTGCTTTATTGATTTAGGCAGCTTTTCCCATATACCCAAATACATCAACTTTAAAGTACTAATATGAGTTAAACTACTAAGATCTACATTTAAAGTAGTTAAATATAATGTTGTTAACCTAGCAGGAAATTTTGTAAAATGTGACATATCAATATTATCTTGAGGAACTGTAGTTATTATTGTTAACTCTTTTAGTTTTTCATACATAAACACCTCATCACCCAACTGATCTACTAACTCCTGAAATTCACTATCTGACATATCTTTAATGTTATCACTTACATTACGATTTTCTTCTGTTCTCACATAAACACCTTCTGGATATTTCGCTAAGTATATACTTGAAACATTAAACGAAAAAAGTGTTCTAAATCCAAACATATTTAATCTATCTTCTTATTATACTTAGAATTCTTATCTTTATATTGTGATAAAATTGAGTGATCTAGTAATATGTACTCTTATATACCTATAATTAGGTTTAATTTATATACAATAATAAATAGTCGTTTGTATGTATCTTTTATAGTTTTATATATATTATTTGTATGCGTCATATTAGTATCAATTTCGCTGGTGTTATTTAATGATTGTTGTAGTAAATATGAAAATTGTGGACATGATGGTAAGATATTTCCATTATCAGTTGTATTAACAACATCTATAGGATAGTCCGTTTTGTGTGCTAAATATGTTAACAATTCTATTAATGAACATATATCCGTAATATAATTTCCTATAAATTCATTATAATTTTGGTGTGTATGTTTATCAAACAAATCAGAACTACCATTATCTATTAGACGTATATCACTATAACTACTCAAAAAACGTATTAATTTACTATTTAAATAAATAAACATATCTAAATCATCATAGTCTAATGTTTTATTACAAAGTGTATCATTTGAATAATATTTTCTATTTATTGTATCTATACATTTTTCATTACTTGAAATATTTTTACACGTATCTATCGTAAAATTACTAGCTAATGGGTTTGTACATCTTGGTGTTTTTGATCTTCGTGGTATTATAAAATACCATCTAAATGTTCCTACCGCATGGTCACCATTATCATCACCTACCCAAACCCAATTACAATCTCTTAATCTACCATCTATATTATTCCATATATTAATAGCATTATTTGCTAAGGTTTGTAATTTCTCTATATTATGTCTGGTTGAGTACACCACATGATCATTATAGCTTGCCTGACAATCTTTAACTAATATTGGACTTGTATTATATGCATAACATACATTATTTCTGTCTATAGCTGCGTATTCATATCCATAGTTTTTAGCATATTCTAAACAATCACTAATATTATTATCAAATTTTTTAAAATTATTAGCTATATGTATTTGAGTAGAACTAGTACATCCTACACGTTTATTACTTATTATAGTATTGTTATCTATCTTTTGACCCGCACAAATTAATACGTCTGTATTACTACATATCTCTTTACCATCCCAATAAAATTTAGCACATATTCCACCAACCCCACCAGTATTAGTAGCATCTATAACTATACGTGTATCCTCTTCCGCATCTGGAATAATTACCTCATGTGATCTATCCCAATTAACACCCTCAACATATAATGTATCATTATAGTATAACTTAAAAGAGTCATCAACCTGTAATATTATTTTTAATGATTGATCATCCCTATTTTCAAAATATTCCATTTTAGAATTTTTTTTTATTAAAAAATATAAAAATACAATTAGTAAAATAAATATTAGAATAAATGATTTGTCCATTAACCATATCATTCAATTATATTATTAATTAATATATATTTCCCTAATCTTATTATAATTCATATCTAGGGGTATCATATTTTTATCATCTAATGCTTCAATACATCCATATTTTTTTATTAAACTATATGCTACAAAAGAAGTCTTCACATCTACATTATATTTAATATTTTTATAATAGTCACATCCACTTAATATACAGATATCAATAAGCTGCTCATATGTAACATCCAAACATTCTAATATCTTATCTAAACTAATTCTACATACATAGTCACTAGTAGACTTGTAAAACCTATAAAGATAACCACATCCATATACTAACATATCATTATCTTCTGAAATAGCACCACTAATTCTACCAGTTTTGTATAGAATACTAATAGCCTTGTCTGCCTCCATGTTCATATTATCAATAAATTCCACATTCATAATTTCACACAATAATTTTATCCTCTTCTTTAATACATTACTAATACTAATACTATTCTTTTTTAACTCAACTAATCTCTCTTTTACATTATTATCATTAATATCTTTATTTGATAGACACTCTAATATTTCTCTACTCTTATTTCTAATGTTAGCACGTCTATATAATTCACTCATCTTTTCAGCTGGTGGTTTTCCATCCAAAACGTAGATTGGATTAATTTTATATTTCTTTAGGTGTACTATTTGTTTATAAATTTCTTTTACTGGATCCCTACATTGAATTTGAAATTTATATAGAAATAGTTGTAGATCAACTGCTAAGTTTTGATGATCTAGAGATGTAAGATGTACATTTTCAATACTATCTGATGCGCATTTTTTAATTAGTGTATTAAGATTTCTTACGCCCATTTGTTGATCACTGTTTTTTTTAACGCCCTTCAATTTTTTTTATAATATCTTCATTATATATGAAGTGGAAACCTTTTTCAATTGAAAAAAATATCCATCTATTAAACCGGAAATTTATGTGTAATACTATTAGAGAATTTATAGTTAAAAATACTCACAAATATTGTAATATTAATACCAATCAATATAATATTAATATTATAGATTACAATACTACACAAGAAGATATAGATAAATTTGTAGCCAGAGTGAAATGGTTTATTAAAATAGCTAAAGTTAGTCAACCTGTCACTATTTGGTGGTTTCCTACCCCATTCAAAAAAATATTTCCAGCTAAAGATAGTAGGATTGATGTAGAGCATGTCAATAGTGCTGTAACACAGTTCTATCGTAATACCAGCATGAATTTTATTTGTATTTTTAGAAGGGAAGAGGCCCACAAGGTACTATTTCATGAAATGGTACATTTCTATAACTTTGACAAAAATGTGGATAGTATGAATGAATATTATAGAAACTATTATGGATTTAATGGCCAGATCCCATTCTATTTATCAGAAACCTACGCTGAGATAGTGGCACTGCTACTTAACATAATATATTTACATGGTACAACTAAGTTTAACTATTATCTAAATATAGAAAGAGCATATTCAGTACATATTCTACAACGTATGTTTAGTCATTATAATATAACATCAATAGATCAATTAGATAAACTGGATACTCCTACAAATATAGCTACATATTTCGTAGTTAAAACGGATATTTTGTTGGATAAAAAAATAGAATTTTTTCTGGAAAAACTTTTAAAAAATGGGTTAGAACTTACCACTCCATTTTTTGCTAGTTTTTTAACCAAACAACTAGATGTGGTTTTTAGTAGTGAAAAAATAGATTTGCCAACCAATACATTACGTATGACTATATTAGAATAGTTTCTCCATATATAATATGATAGACTATCTAAAAAACCATAAGTGGTCCATACTACAAATTATAGTATATGTATTTATATTCTATTTTATATATGGTGCCACTATTCTTTATTATAATAGTAAACATATAACTCAAAATTGGAGTGATTATAAATGTAGACCCTATATAATTCCAATAGCGGGGTATTTTAAAGGTGATAATTTTCTTGAAGCTACAGTGGATAATTTTAACGAATGTACCACAAATATTTTTAAAAAATACTTTGATATACTTATAAAACCAATAGCTCACATATTAACTACTATCACAAAAGCATTGATGCAAATTACAAATACTATAAATGTTTTTAGAAAAATGGCCACAGTTTTACGTGAACTATTTAATAAAATTGTGGCTGAAATTTTCACAAAAATCCAGAACCATGTAGCCGCCACTCAATTTTATAGCGAAAAATTTAAAACCATTATGCGACAACAATATGCTGTATTCCAGATGGTGTACTATTATTTAGAAGCATTAAGAATGAGTTTTGATAGTTTTATTAATGGTCCCACACCTATATTGCTTATCTTTCTTATGATGTTTGGACTACTAACCATGTTCTTAATGAGTATGTGTTTAATGTGTCCTATTCCCATTGTGGGTATATTTGCGTGTCCTATATGTGTTATGTGTTTTAGTCCAGATACTATTATAGGAGATAAACTAATATCCAATATAAAAGTAGGCGATTTTATAGAACCTAATAATATGGTACTATCAACATATGATTTTATATTAGACGTGGGCGCAGTACTATATAAATATGGGGGTGTTAGTGTAACAGGTAGTCATATTGTCTATGTAGATAGCACTCCATCCAGAATTATTAGCATGGTGGACGCAATACCAGAAAAAATAGCGAAAAGAGTGTGTTGCTTATCTACTACAACACATCAAATAAAAATAGGAAATCTTGTATTTTCAGACTACACAGAATGTAACAATCCATTGGTTGACCAACAAATAAATAACTTAATACTATCAAAATTAAATGGTGATATAGTGGAAGTAATGAACTATAAATATTATCCTACTGGATTTGTAGATTTAGAATTACTTAACATAGATACTAACATGAGTAAAATAGTAAATTCAGTAAAATACAATGATATTGAATTGTATAATTACTGTGGGATTATATGTAGTGGTAATAATATTATATTAGAGGATAATATTTGGCGAAGGGTTTACCAGTCTAATAAAGCTATTCATTTTTCAAATCCAGATAATCTATATAAATACGCATATAATACAACCACATCCGATGGTATAATAAAAATAGGATCAGTAATATTCCGTGATTTTATGGAAATATATGATAAAGATATATGGGAAAATATTCACAATATTTCCCTCAACCATATTAAAAATAGCTGTTTAGCTATTTAATATACTTTATTAAGGTAATACTACTGGAATATTTGCCATAACACGTTGAGCCTCTTGTATATTCACACTATCATTGTTAGTAAATACAGAGTAATATTCGTTGCCATCATAGTATAATATACCCACTTCTTGTGTGGCAAAGTGTAGTGTACTATGTGGTATAAAATAGCCAGATTTCCTACCTATAATTAAATCACTTTGTCCATTTTGGTTCCAGTTTAACAGTTTGAAGTTCTCTATTTTAGTGGTATCAGTATATGATGGACTTAGGATAAATAGATTTCTAAACTTATTTTTGACTTCCATTTATTTAATTTATAATCGCAGATTATTAATAGACATGTATAAAAAAGAGACAATCAATTTTTTTATACATATTATTTTATACATCTACTATTCGCTTTATAGTGGTTAACATATTAAACTATTAATCCAATAGCACATATTTCTGTATTGTGTAGTTCAAACTTAGTACCTATAATATTAATGTTAACCTTTTCACCCTTTTTAAGATTTTTAAATACTTCTGGGTTTTCGTGATGTTGTTTGGGTAACACGATAGATAGTGGTTCTAATATAACTTGTGCGCCCATCTTATTAATACCATTAATAACTCCACCTGTTATAATAGTTCCCTCACTTGGATTACAAACTAGAGCACTATATCTTATATCTATTTGAATACGTCCATTAAAATGGATAGCGTCAACTTTGCCAATAGTTCTATCTATTATTTTAATACTATCTTTTTTAACATAGCCATCCTTACAACATTTGTTACCAACATCACTTACTAACTTATTATAAATAGTGGTATCTATATGTAAATTTACTTCTTTTGGTAGTAAGAATATCTTATGATTTAGAATAAGTTCGTGGAATAAAGCGTCTGACATTGTATTATCTTATATATTCTATTATACTCTTTTAAATTATTTTTAA